CGACGCATCTTTAAAGGCAAATCAGCACGCCACATGGCACGAACAGAAAAGCTCCATTTTCTCAAAATTGCAGCGTAAATTGAAGAAAAATCACTTACTGTCGCATTTGGTCTTGCAATTCAGCGATGCCGGTTGCAACAACAAAACTGTAATCTCAGGCGGGCAAAACATACGTATCGGCATACGGCTCAACCCCAACCCGCGTGTCACATATACCGGGCTACCACTTTTGCCGTGGTGCATACCGGCTCGGGTTGTAGCGCGGGTCCATGGCGCATCGGCAACCAGCGGAGTCCCCCCCGGGGCACAAACCTGCCCGCCGTGAGTATGCCCGGCTACCACCAAATCTGCATTCATATTATAGTGCAAAAAATAGTACGGCGAGTGCGTCGCCACCAGCAAAGGCATATCAGGTGGCAATTTTTCACGGGCAAAGCGGCGCTCCTGCCGTTTGGCATACGCCCCGTATGAGCCGGCACTCTGAGGCTCGGGCATGAAAGCCAGCCCCCGCAATTTTACTTTTTGCCCATTCGAAAAAGTCAGCACATGCTCAGCGTTTTCCAGCGGCACAAAGCCCGCCTTTTTAAACTCTGCCCGCAATTGCTTACCGGCCGCGCCCATATCGTGATTACCACACACATAATACACCTTGCAATGCCGGGCCAATGGTGCCAAGTGGGCGGCTACCTGAGCGGCATACATAGCATTATCAGGCTTCAGTGCACTGAAATAGTCCCCCAACAGCAGCACAGCCTCGGGCTTTTGCTGCAGGGTACATGCCACAATCTGCGCCAAGCGCGGGCCATCGTGTACCGTGGCATGTATATCTGCCAACAACACCACGCGCACCGGGGCAGCGGTGGCTGCCCACCCCCTCAACGGCACGGGCACTTCTTCTACTGTCAACCTCTGCGGCTCCGCAAAAAATGCAAACCACACCGTCAGCAGAGAAAGCATGGCAGCTATGTAGGCCAGCACCAGCCACCTCAACGCCCGTTGCCACCATCGGCTCACCGGCTGTACTGTAGCTTGCGGCTCTCCTGTTTTTTCCCGCTGCGGCATCTCATCCCGGCGTGTTGTGCCCGCGGCTTGCGGGCTGCTCTCACCCCTTCATCGGTTTTGGCCAGCCTCAGATTACGCCTCAATTTCTATCGATACCGGGCAATGATCCGACCCCGTAATATCGGCATGTATGCTCGCGGATTTTACCTGTGGCAACATGCTCTCGCTCACGCAGAAGTAATCTATACGCCAGCCCACGTTCCTGGCACGGGCACCACCACGAAAACTCCACCAAGAATATGCATCCTTGGCATCCGGGTGCAAGCTGCGGAACGTATCGGCAAAACCCGCCCCCAACAACTGCGTGAACCCCTCGCGCTCTTCGTCCGAAAAACCGGCGCTGAAATGGTTAGCATCCGGCCGCGCCAAATCAATCTCTTGATGAGCCACATTCAAATCGCCGCAAAACACCACCGACTTCTTCTCTGCCAACCCGCTTACATAGGCCCGGAAAGCGGCATCCCACTCTTGACGGTACGGCAAGCGGGCCAGCTCATTCTGCGAATTGGGTGTGTAGCAGTTCACCAAATAAAAGTTCTCAAACTCCATCGTCGCCACGCGCCCTTCGGTATCGTGCTCTGCTACACCTATACCCGTGCTCACACTCAACGGCGCCACGCGAGATAATATCAACACCCCCGAATACCCCGGGCGCTGCGCCGGATTCCATACCGCATGCGGCCAGCTCGCCAGCCACAAATCCGCCACCTGCTCCGGCCGTGCTTTTATCTCTTGCAGGCACAACACGTCCGGCGCAAGCTCATCCATTTTCTCCGCCAACCCCTTACCCAAAGTGGCTCGTATCCCGTTCACATTCCAGCTTACCAGTTTCATACAGCTCATTCTACTATCACCCTCCCACTCTGTCAAAACAAATCTCTTCTTGTAATAATTCTAACTTTGTCATCGCCCTCTTTCCTCTCATAAATTAAAAAAAATCAAAAAATCTCAAATTTAGTCTTGCCAAGCTCCTTCTTTTCGTGTATATTTCTCTCACGCGCTTCATGCGCAGCCAAACGGCAGGGTAGCTCAGTGGTAGAGCAGAGGACTCATAAGCCTTTGGTCGGGTGTTCAAATCACCTCCCTGCTATTATGGGAGCGGTCGTAACCAAGACAAAACGGTAACGACCGCTCCTTTTTTTTGCCTTGATTTCAGCGGGTTATAAAATCACAACTCATAACGCAAACCGGACTTCCCGGGCTGATTTTGCACCCATGTTGCCCCCGTTTTGCAGCCAAAAGGACTCGCTTAGACTCGTGCGGTTCCAGTCACATTACATGCAATTAGCTGAATATCCGTGGCTTAAATGGCAAAAAATCGGTGTCTATCAGTCAAATCACATTGCTTGCCTTGCAGATGTTGAGAATAAGCCTTTTGTGCCGATTCTTCTCATAACGGAAAAAGTCATCCAATTTTGATTCACAGTCACAAAAGAAAAAGTAAGAAAAACCTTTCGTATTTATACTAAATAGCTTATACTATACAAAGGAACTTTTTACCCCCCTGTTTTTATGAATAAGAAGACAAGCAAAGTCGGTAAGCGCAGACATCGAAGTTCGCGTAAAGAGCGCCAGCGGAACCACCTACCGCGCCCTCGTGGAGAAGCGAAACAAGAAAGTCACCTACCTGTGCCAGCACATGCGCGGGGCATTCACCAAAGACCGTAAGATTGCCAAGCCGCTCACAGAGCTGGTCATATCCGGCGAATACGAGCTACCCCATACCAAACACCGGGAAATGGTAGAAAAGCTGTTCAAGGTCACGCTGAGCGCCCCTGAGCGCAAACCTCGCCGCAGGTCAACCAACGATGCGATTCAACGCGTAGAGGTCATTCCCCCGTGGCTGATGGACGATGAAGAGCAGCAGCCTCAAACAGAAACTCCCAGCGATGCAGAAATCGAAGCCGCCCTGTGGCAGGAAGTCGAAGAAGCCCGCGAAGCCGAGCTTGCAGAAGAATTAAACGAGGCCGTGACGGACGTGGAGCCGACCGCCGAAGCCCCGGTACAGGAATCCGGCGTTGAGCCTACTAAACCGGAAGCTGCCGAGGTGGTCGAAATCAAGCTGACCACTTACAATCTGAAAAAGGCTGGCCAAGCCCCGGTAAGCATCACTCCCAAGAGTAAAGATATCAAACTGGAACCCGGCGACCAGCTGATACGCATCTACAAAGGCACGATGATTGAGGTAGACGTACTCGATAGCGGATACAAGTGGAATGGCGAGGTTTACCCCACCCTCACCCACATCAGCTGGAAAGCCACTGGCTACCAAATCGGAGGCAATAACTTCTTCGGGCTTCCTACCAAGCGCCGGGGTGAATAAACCTCCTCTTTCAGCCGGTTCTACACCGGCTTTTTCTCGGTGTAACAACATTTATTTAATCACCCAATTAGATAATCGAGGGATGGCGGTAACACCAAGCGTTTATCCTTTAGTTTATCAATTTTCTGGACGAGACTATCTATAATTAAACCTCGGATAAAGTCAAAACGCTGTAAGTCTTGTTTAAATCTCTCAATTCCAAGCTCACAGAAATTGGCTGGCAATTTGCAAGTTGATTTGTCGGAAATAAATCCATGAGGATAATTTGAGTTGATAGAAACGTCGACGTTAAATAAATGTCGAGCCACTTCTTCCGTTAGTTGAACGAAATATGGGATTCTTACAACTTTATATCCATTTTGGGTAAACAAGATATTCTTTCTTTCATCGCGCAAAATGGAGTTGACATCTGTATAATGCAAATAGCCGTCAAACTCAACAACCAATTTTAGCGAATGACTGCAATAATCAGGTTTAAATTTCCCAAGCACAGCCTTATTGCGAACCCAGTCTTTCGTTTCTGGGAACAAAATATTTAAGGGATTTTCCAATTGCTCTTCAGTTAGATACGGTTCCATTAGAACTATTTGTACACTTACTTGTGGAGCTTTGCAAGTGGTAAGTTATATTCTGTGCTTTTTTTCGGCGTGGCATTATTCCATCCTGACTCCGGCAGCTTGCCATAATGCCGCAGCGTCCTTTTTCAATGCCGGGGCCATGTAGCGTTCTTTTTTGATACGTACTGCAAATTGCCCCAAAGCAATAACGCAGTCATTAAGACAAAAGAAAAGCACCCATCTGCCGTCAGGCTGGATGGATGCGATGGGTTGCGCTTTACTCCTCAGCTTCTCTTGCGAAGTGGAAGCTCAGCCCGGAGATTTCACCGTAGCGGCGGGTCAGGAACTTGGCCACGCCGAATGGAATGAGGTCTTCGTTAATCTTGACTTCTATCGTCTTGTGCTCACCCGTGCTTTTGACTGTGAAGCTTGCTTCGATGTATACGTTCATGCCTGATGGTATTTGTTCGGGTTCATATTTGGGATAGGCTCGTCCGCAGTATAGGAGACTGTTGATGTCTACGGTGTTTACCGGGGGTAATGGCAGACCTGTGTCGAGGGCTCGGATAAGTACGCGATTATTGCCGTAGTCTTGCAGAACCACATACTTCTGCTCTCCGTTCTCCCCCACTTCAAGCCATTCCGGCTTTATTCGGACGATGTCTCCTCTTTCGATTGATGTACTGCTCATGGTTGTAAAAGGTTAATGCCCACCTCCCTTAGCGGGAGGCGGGTTCCCAGCCCTCGATTTTGATGTTGGTCACGATGCCGTAATTTTCATACAGGCTGATGATTTCGCGGTCGGCCATCCCCTGTAGGAACTCGTGGTAGCTTTTGTCTGATTCTGCCCCGGCTTCCAGCTCCTTGCGGTAGCTGTCGGCGTATGCCTTGTTTTCCTCGTAGGTGTTCAGGGTGTCGGCGATTTCCTCCAGCTCGAACTCATCGTAGTCGGCGGGGTTGATGCCGTAGGCTTTCAGCTTGTGTATATGCTCGTTATTCATTGCTACTTAGTGCTTTGTTCTATGGTTACAGTATAGCACATTAAGCACAAGATGCAAGAACTTTTTTACTTTTTCTTGCATCTTTTTGTGCTTATTTTCAATGCTTAACGATGTCATTTTTGCTCATCAACTCGCTTATCCATAAACTCCTCGTGCGCGCGTTTCACGAACGGACAATTCGCACACTTGTTCTCGGCTTCGAGTCGCAGCTTGCGCTCTTGGTCGTAGAGGTGTTCGTATCGTTCAGCTCGCTTCATTTCGCGCCAGAGGAAGATACCCATGATGGCACCTACTGAAGCACCATTTTGAATATACTCGATAAGCGGGTTGATTTCGGCTGATGCCAAGCTCACGACAGCTAAGGCATTGGCGACCACGATGCCGCCTGTTACAAATGAATTGGTCATGATAATATATGGGGTTAGGGGTTAATGAGAGCCAGCAAGGCATCCTTGTTGGCGAGAAGGTCTGCAAGGTCAGATTTTTCTTCTGCAGATAAATGAACTGTAGAATCTGTGGCATGGGTTGCAGGAGAATATCGTGGATTCAGTAGCACTATTTTATAGAGCGGTTGCCATTCAGTAGCTCCGCTTATGCCATATCCTCCACCGGAACCAATCATACCGACGCCATCAGATGAATCTTTGCTTACCACATGGAAGCATCCGCTGAAATCAGTCGAGAAGCTCACCAAATCTTTGCTAGACTCCTTGTAGAAAAGGAACTTATACTCCTGTCCGGCTTCTACGGTAAAGGGGTCAAACTCCCATGAAAGAGTTTTTCCTACGCCATGAACCTGAGAATTAAGAGACAATGACATAAAGCGATCATTTTGCCACACTTTACACCACACCGGCTCTGTACCTACCTGAGAAGAATTAGAAGATAAACGGCATGGAACCGTCAGCGATTGCATAAGCCCGGACTCTTTCATGATAATACCGAAACCGTAAGCGTCATAGTTATCTTCGCTCCCGGTATCAGGTTCAATAGTATGTTTCTCGTACAGCACGTCAATACCCAGAGTAGACAGCCACTCTTCTTCAGTACCCTCATAGCCATTCGCTACAGCCATATCGTATGCAGAGGCTCCGGGAACGCCTTGGATTCCTTGCTCCCCCTGAATGCCTTGTTCACCCTTTTCTCCCTGCTCACCTTGTTCCCCTTTCAGGGAAGCCACCCATTCCTCCTCAGTTCCGACAAAGCCCGCTTTCTTGGCAGAATCAAATGCGGAGAGCCCATCGGCACTTACTGCCAGCTTGCCGGAGGAGTCTTTGCCTACCGGGAGGATATTGCGCCCGGAGATGGGCGTATCGGTGCCGAGTATCACGGTGCCGGATTCGGAAGCGGTGGCCAGAGGGATGGCAATGGTTCCGGCTGCGGTCAGCGCCACGGCTGTATGTTCCCCCTCAATGATGGCATCGGCTTCCAACAACACGAGGCCAGCCTGAGCAGCAGACGCTTTCAACTGGTTCACCCACGACTTGGTGGCCACCAGATCCGGCGCGGGGTATTCCCCGGCAGCGGCTTCGGGAGCTTCCGTGGCCAAACGGATAATGTCGTTAATCAGGGTCGTATTGATGGTGTCGGACAGGCGTTCTGCTCCATCGTCTTGCCAAGCAAACTCGGCTACGGCGGAGAGTGTTGCGGCGGTGGCGGCATTGCCGGAGCCCACGGCGAACGCATTGTTCAGAGCTACGCTGGTAACAGCCAAGCTCAGGTCAAACTTCATGCCCTCATCGGAGAGTTGCCCGGTAGCGGATTCAGCATACGCGAGGAGAGAGCCCTCGTAATCGCCTTTGGCTTTGATTCCAAATCGCAGGTTACAGGCGGTGGTGCTGCCCATGACAACCACGGACAAGTTGAGATTCGCGCCCCTCTTGAGACGCAGAGACGAAACAGGGGAACCTGTGGCTTTGGCTTGCACGGCTGCCGGGGATTTTTCGGAATTGATGTAGATGTTCATACTCCATGCCTGCATGTCAAAAATAGATGGGGGCTATCAGCATTAGTAATGCTGATGCAAGCCTAAAAGTTGGATTTTGCTGAAATTTATGCACTTTGGGTAAAGTAAAGGGACAAGCAAAAGCATGAAATACGGCATAGCGTTCATGATAATTCGTTTATTACTCAATGAAATGCATAAGTACAGCATTACTAATGATGTACACTATCGTCATCAGCTCGGGGCAGGTCTCTCAGCCTCCCGACGCGCGTGGGAACGGGTACCCCTGCACGAGCTGCTCAAAACTCATAAAAATCAAATCTTACAATCATGAAAAAAACACTTATTGCTCTTTTAGTGCTGGCCGGAGTGTCCTCCGCTGTAGAAGTCATAACGGATATTATGCCGACTTCGTATGAATGGAAATCCTATAACGCACCTGAAGGGGGAGCCTCTGAATGGGTAAACATAAATTGGAATGCACTTAGTGATACTACTAATTTGGAAAAAGATTTTTCCTTGTTAGGTATTACTTCAGTAGGAAGTTATGGTTTTAATAACAAAGGTACTACACAGGCTTCAACGGGACAGATAAGTGTTGCGAATGAATGTCTAACCCTCACTGGTCGCAGCGGAGAAGCGGCTGTGGATACATTATTTGCTCAAGTTGTAAACGTAAGCTCCTTATTGGGAAATTACACTGCCGATAATCTTACAGCACTTACTTTGAACGTAGATTATACTCGCAGTACTAGCGGTGACGGATGGGTTGGTCTTTACATACTTGATAGCAACAATGAGCTTTCTGCCATTAGTGGAGTGAAAGTCAACAGTCTTAAAACTAATACCTCTGGTAGCGTGGCTATTTCTTTGACTGAGCCCCAACTTAATGGCGTAGATGATTCTGATAAACTTGTAGTCTTATTAAGGGATGGTTCTGCGGGGAATACAACAACTATAACCTCCCTCTCGACTACCGCAGTCTTAGTCCCCGAGCCCACCACCGCCACGCTTTCCCTGCTGGCTTTGGCTGGCTTGGCTGCACGTCGTCGCCGTCGCTAAAGCTATGGCGTGACAAGCCGCCGTCGGGCTTCTCGTTGATACGCCCAGACAGGCCGTAAGTAATAATCAAAACGATTCTTTACTCAAAAGCCGTTGCTCCTCATCGAGCAACGGCTTTTGCATCGTCATCTTTTATGGTGGCGATTGACGTAGTTTAATGCGAGGCTCAGCGTTTTCTCGTCAACAGGCAGCTCGTAGTATAAGGCGAGCCCTGCGATTTTACTAAACTCCAGACTCAACCGCTCGTTTTGCGGGGCGAGCTTGGAAATATGCCGTATGTATTCATCCTGCGCTTTCCTGAACTTCGCCTTGTTGCGCTCGTTCTCAATAGCGTCTTGGTACTTATCCAGCACTTCCATCGTCTTGTCGAGGGATGCACGGAACTCAGCGTCCATATCTTCGAGCGCTTTGCGGATTTCTTCTTTAGTTGCGTTAATCATTGTCGTATTGTTCAGGTTAAGCTTTCCATACCTTGGTCTGCATGTAGTAAGTGCCGTTCTTGAGCTTGGCTCCGCGAATGGAGTAGTTCTCTTTCTGTACCTCCTTGTAGTGCCTCTCGGCAAACTCGTGGGCCAGAGCTACCAACTTGGCCTCGGCTGCGTCTGCTTGTTCGTTGGTGCAGATGGTGTGGTAGGTCACGCTTTCAGCCTGTTCCCAGCTTGCCACGATTTCACCTGCCTTGTTGTGGTATGCGGTCTTGATGGTTACGCTCATGGGCTTTATCGTGTTAGGCGTTAATGAAAACCTTAGCCATGTTAATGACGCTTTCCTCAACCGGAAGCCCGATTTCCTCCATCTTGGCTACGGCTGCAAGCAGCTTTTCGCATTTGCGCTCCAAGAATCTTTCGGTGTCGGCGAGGTACTGCTCCTTGCACTCGCGCTCGAACCGGAAGTCATCGGCGAGGTGTTTAGCGCTCTCTTCATCGAGCAGACTCATGAGGCTCTGGCTTGCAGCCTCACGGCGTGCGATTGCTTCCAGCTGGCGCTTACATTCATCGAGCTTGTCCATCTCGCTCATGAAGCTTACGAAGTGGTATTTGTAGTAGGACAGGACGCTGTACTTCACGGCGTTGTCGATGGCGGTCTTAGTGGTGGTATTCATGGCTATTTAATGTATTAAGCGTTAGTCTTTTATCTATGCTCATAGTATAGCACAGCAGGCACAATATGCAAGGACTTTTTTACTTTTTCTTGCACTTTTTTGCACTTATTTTCAATAACTTACATCAATATCAATCTCCCAGTACAGCCTCCACATTCCCGGTCACTTTCACCTGTTGACGCTTCCGAACGGCATCGCGAACTTCCCGGAGTAGAGTCGTATGTTTCTTGGATTCGGTCAGCATTGGGCCACCGCCTATGAGATAGGAACGACCACCGCCACCGACTCCTGCCTGTGAGCCTTGAATCCATGCGGAGGACATACGATTGTTGCCACGATTCTGCTTCTCACGATTCTTCTCGCGGGCAATCTCGGCGTTGAGCTCAGCCTCCACCATCTGCCGGGCAAGCTGCTCGGCATCTTCCAGTCCCTTGCGGCGATAGTCGGCAGTAAGCTCCACAATACGCTGCTGACGTTTCAGGATTTCCAGTTTCTTCTCATCCTGAGCAATTTCGGCTTGCAACAAAGCCATGCGGTCGGCATAGTCACGAGTAGCTTCCTCAGCTGTTTGTCGGGCTTTTTCTGCATCTTCCTGTTGTTTCCTACGTTCACGCTCTTCTTGTTGGCTCTGCTGGCGGCGAAGCTCCAGTATCTTATTACGAGTCTTAATAAGTCGTTCATATCGCTCATCGTCTCCCACATTTGCCCAGCCTATTCTGTTCTCCATATCACGGATAGCTTTCTGCAATTCCTCCAATGATTGGAAGCCTCCGGCATCACTCAGGCGTAAGCGTATCTGCGTTTCTGTATCCAGCTCAGATAAATAGCGTTCTCGTTCCGTTTCTCGATTCTGTTTGTAAAGTTGAACCATCCTCTGCTGTGTAGCCTCAATCTTCTTCCGCAACTCCTCCTGAGCCTCGGCCTGAGCCCTTGCTGCTGCCGCTTCACGTTCTGCAGCCTCAGCCGCTTCAATCTGCAGAGGGATGGTACGCCTGTACTCGGAGCGCTTACGATAGAGAGTGTGAATCTGCCTCGTCAGCGCTTTCACCAGCTCGTCTTTATCCTCAAGCTCTGCTTCTCTCCGGCGTGATTGCAGGTCAGCAATCTGTTCATCAAGGGATTCGATAAAATCTTCGTATTGCTCGTGAGTCGTGATTTTGCTGGCTCGCTTATTAAGCCCCTTGAGCGATTTCTCAAACTCGCGGGCAGATTGAGCGGCTTCCTTGGCGGCTTCCGAGTTCCCCATGAACCAAGAATAGAGAGCGCCCAGGGCTTCACCAATGCCAACGATAATCAGACCGATACCTGTACTGACGATAGCCGCTTTCACCGCAACCATCGCAGCGCGGGTTACGGTGGCCATCGTGGTCCATGCCGTAGACCACATGACTTTCATTCCGGTCAAAGAAGCAGCCATTGCCGACCGAATCCCGGTCATAGCCGATTTGAACCCGGCAACAAAGGTGGTCATGTTCAGTCCCTTTATTGTGGTTACAAGCGAGGCCATCGAGCCTCGGAGCGATACTGTAGATGCGGTTGCAGCTTTACTGTTCCCCACATACATGAGCATGGCTGCGGCCAGCGACGCAACCACAGTTTTGGCTCCTCCCAGCATCTCGACCAAAGAGCCGATACCCGAGATAATGGGCGATATGACATCCACTATCCCGGTAAAACACGAGGCAATCCCCTGAGCAAACTCCTGTACCTGTGGTGTAATGGACTCCAGATAGGCAGTCAATTCCTGCATGACAGGCATCATGGCCGCATTGATGGGAGTACCCAGCTCAACTGCTAGAGCATTGAAGCCATCGGTAAGCGTGCTAAGCATGCCGGAGAATGTCTGAGATTGCCGCTGAGTCATGTTCTCCAGCAAGCCACCAGCCCCGGTCAGTTTGGCAAGAACTGCGTCCAAATCCGCGAGGCCGAACTGACGCTTAGAAATGCCCTGAAACACCTGTTCAAAGGATATGCCTTTCATCTCGGCGAGCATGCGGCGAATCGGCACACCTTGCATTTCCAAGGACTCAGCCACTTCATTCGTCAGCCCGGCATTCTGAGCCTTGGCATAGAGGAACGCAAGCTCACGCAGGGGCTTGCCGGATACCGAGGCTATATCCCCCAGACGTTTAATCACCTCAATACTTTTCTCTGCTTCCGTACCCATAGAAAGCAGAGTTTTGGCTGCATCGGAAATATCCCCGAACTCGAAAGGCGTTTCGGCTGCATACTTCTTCAACTGAGCCACATACTCCGCAGCCGTAGCGGCATCGCCCATCATCACCGTAAAGGCAAGTGAGGTTTGCTCCATAGCGGCAGCAGCCGAGGAGATTTCCCCCAAGCTGCTGAATGCGCTCTTAACTGCGGCAATGCCGGCTTGGATGGCGGCAAAAGCAATGGCAAACTTACCCGCCATGCCACCAACCGCTTCTTTGGTCTTGCCTACCTCCTGTTTGATTTCGGAAAGTGCTGCATTGAGTTCGGAAGCATCGCCGGAGAATGTGAATGTAACGTCAGCCATGTTTGGTCAGGTGTTTGAGGCGGTTGTAGAGAGCGGCAGCTTCGCCGGATTCTTCCTCGGATGCGTTGCGCCAGTCGGTGTTTGTTCCCTCGCTAATCCAAGCGGCATGAGCATATTGCAGTGCACGCCGAAGCGGCATCCACAGGATGTATTCTTCGCTCCACCCCGTCGCTCGTGCAACTGTGAAAATCAGCGATGCTACGAGCGAGGGGTGTGCGCGTTTGGGGAGGTCGGCGCATCCGGGTCAGGAATCGGCTCGGCACTTGCACTTTGAATAGCGGCTCGGTCAGCAGCCAGAGACGTGGTAATACCCCTCAGCTCTGCCGGGCTGATGCTCATGGCAAACGCCGTGGCTTTTAACCCGACCTGAGTCGGATGATTGTAGACAGTATCGAGCACCTCATCTATCGGGGCTCCGTGTACCCACAGGAACTCGGTGAGTGTGCGGGTGTCGATTTCCCCCATGTCGGCCTCTGCGGTAGCCAGAGAATTGTTGAGCTGGCGCAGGATTTCGAGCGAACCAAGAGAAATAGGGCGAAGCGTTACCCCGCTGGTGGTGCGGGTGGGCGGTGCGAGCATAGCCCGGTTGTTGTTGTCCTCGCGGGACTGTGTGTGAATAGTGATAGGCATGGTTTTAGTGTCGGGTAAACTTGTTAATAAGGAGGCCAAACTGGGATTCAGGCGTCCCCTCAGGAATGAGGAGCGTCTTATGCCCTCGCTTCACCAGCTCCACGTTGGGAGCTTGGCCGATGTGGTGATTGACGAGAGTGTACAGATTGCGCATAGCTGCTGCCATATAAGCAAGCGGGTGGTCATTATCTGCGCGGGTAATCCAGCCCTTGTCATTCCATTTTGCAATCATCTCGGAGGCTTTGAACTTGCCATCGAGCGACTGTTCATCAAAGAGCCAGTTCACCACAGGTTCGGTGTCGCCGGACACGGAAAACGCCGGGCGTTCGGAAAAAGGAATCCCCAAGGCTGTCAGGCATGCTGCCAGCATCAGGGATTCGAGTTCTCCATCGCGGGAACGAATGAAGTTCAGAGCATCAGTTGAGGGTTTCTTTTGCATCAGAAGTCATAGATGGTGGAAGATACCTCAAAGGAGGCGAGGTCTTCATTTTTCAGTCCGATTTTAATCCCGGTCACGACATTCGTCCCGGTGGAGACGGTAGACAGCCCATGGTCAGGTGCGGCATTCGCCAACACGAGAGTCTGGGCAACCTTGATGTCCGTGGGGTTGTCGCGGGGGATGTAACCTTTCATGGAGACATCGGTCTGGTCATCGTAGAAAATGATGCCGACTTTCTTACCACGATAGTCACGCTGTACTTTGCTGTCCGGCTTATAGTCGATGTCCTGCGATTCCAACAGGATGCCCTGCTGGTCTTCATCAAGCCCGAATACGCCGACTGTTCCGATAATTGTAGCCATAATACATTGTCGTCGTGTCAAAAAACTTGCCAATTATTTTTTATTGCTATAGTATATAAACAATGAACACTCCAGATATTTTATTCAAGTACATATCATCCGATGTAGCACACCTTATATTAGAAAAAGGCTTAAGTTATAGTAGGGCAAGTAATTTTTGGGACGCTGATCCTTGTGAATTTAATTTTATCTATCCCAAAATTGGCATTATAGAACTGAAAAGAGTCATGGAAAAATTCTGTCGACAATACCATGATGATGAAAATATATCAGTACTAAAAGATATATTACGTGTCGAGGAAAAACGTCTTGAGTTACTTAGAATCTTGAATAATCCTGCCAGCATGGATGCATTAAAAAAATCTGCACGTGATGCGATTGTGGATAGATATTATATTTGCTCACTAAGCGGGTATTCTAACAATGATGAATTATGGAAGAAATATGCAAATAACCATGACGGGGTAATGCTAGCGCTTTCTGTAGATGGAATAAACCTTGTTAATGCATCGGATATCGACTTTTTGAAAAAGGTAACATACAAAGATTCTTTAAGTTTGCATTCCATAATTAAAATATATACAAGGTTAGCCAATAATAAAGATATAATATTTACAAAGATGAAAAAATATGAGTGGGCCAATGAATATAGACTTCTATTAAATACGGAGCGAGCTTATTCAGAAAAACATATATTTAGCGCATTGCCGTTTGAGAAAAACAAAAATCACTACATACATGATAATCGCCTAAGCCAATTTTTGGTTTCTATCACATTTGGCTCAAACTGTAACACAGAGGTTAGAGAAAAAATCGAGAAAATAGTTGACCAAAAATATCCGCAGGTGGAATTAAAAAATGAGAAAACTTTCTAACCGTTGAGATTATTATTCCAACATTAAAATTGCGCCACCACCCGAAATGTAGCACTCTGGATGAAATCGTTTTCCATGGTCTGCGGCTCCTCAATGCTTCGCAGGCTCAGGCTGTACAGGATGAAATCGGGTGCAGATGTGTTGATAGCCTCGCGGGTAGCCTTTTTGCCCAGAACGGAACAAAGCGCGGTGAATTGTTTCCGCATGGCGGTATCCTCTTCGTCCAACGCTGCACTGTGCATAGATACTTGCAGCGAGCATTCCCATGTCTTATTGCCGGGTATCAACTCCTCCTCTGCCACACAACTCAACAGGACATAGGGGGAGCTAAGCTCGCCATTGCTGATGGGGGTATGAATGGTGACTTCCGGCATTGTTTCCATCAGGAAGCGACGTATTGTCTCGGTAATGGTGTGCGTATTCATCGGATAGAGTTGATAAGTTTGCGTTTCAGAGCACGGAGGTTTCCCGCAAAGCCACGTTCCACCTTGTCCAGTACAAATGCAGCTCGGCGCATGGTCATGGTTTCATTATAGGGTACGGAGTTGGTGATGATAATGGTGATACGGTCTTTTTTGCGGGTAATCCGGCAACTGCCTTCCCCTGTACCGTGGCGTTTCACCCATGCGGGTATGCGGTTCGCTTTGAGTTCGACAGCTGCGGCATTCCAACCGGAAGCTTCACGACCTAAGCTCTTCTTTTTCTTTGCAAGCATGCGGCGAAGAGAAGCATCACTCTGGTAGCCCTTTTTCGTGATACGGTGAGTCTCGAAGTGCCGGGTAATGCGAGTTGTCCATTCGCTTTTAACAGCAGAGGGATTTTTGCTCAGCACCATAGGCATGGTGTTGCGTACAGCCTGAGTCGTGAAGCGTTTTGCCCCCTCGATGAGAGCATCTTCCAGCGACTTCTGCCCCAGAATGGCAAACTTGGCGAGCTTGCGGTCGAGGGATGCGGAGTTGATGGTTACTGTTGCAGACATTCCAGAGAGACGAATGGGGTTGATTTCTTGGCACTCATGCTCTCAATGCGAAAGATCACGCCCTCGTAATAGAGCAAGTCGCCCACCGCCGGGGTGGACGACAGGTCGCTTCGCCGGACTCTCACCGACAGGGAGCGGGTGGAAGAAAAGCCTCCCAGCTCCAGCTCCGCTGCCAGCGAGCCCTCGTTGACCAATGCCGGCACTCGTTTCCTGCCGATGCTGATGTAGTCGGATAAATCCTGATGAATGCTCAGGAAGTCGGCGCTCATTTCATCGGCAAGGCTCATAGTCAGGCGGCAGAGGTTACGGTGATGCGCTGCAAAGCTGCAGGTCGGATAACCTGATAGCCGTACAGGCATTCCAGCGTGATATACACCTTGTTGGAGGTCGTATCCGTGTAGCGCAGGTAGCCGAAGGTCAATCCGGTTACAGGGTCGGTCACAGCTCCGGCTTCATCGTAGTTGGCGATGGGCTGGAGGTAGCGCATGGCTACGGCCATAGCCGAGGGATGGGTGACGAACCCGGCAAGGTTCTCGCCGTTGTCCGGCACGCAGTCCGTCTCGTACACGTTAAGCCCGGCCAGTCGGTTGATGCGGGCTTCTACCACGCCCGGCTGCGCCAGATTGGTGATGAAGCTGCGGGACACGATATCGTCAGCCAGCAAGGCGGTATTCAGGCTGGTGTTGAGCACCAGAGAACGCCCGGCTTTCGGCATCTTCGCCTTATTGCATGCTTCACGGATTTTCAACACGGTCTTGTAGGAAAAATCCTCCGCAGAGGCTACATCGGTAGCCGTTGCAAACTGATTCTTCTTGATGGCGCTGAAAATGTCCGTCAACACGTCAATGGCAAGCTGCTGGGCGGCGGTGGACACGAGCTTTTCCAACAGGGGCACTGCCGTAGTGGCGGCTTCCTTGGCGGTCATGTGAACGGTCTTGAACTTGTGCTTGTTGAGTACCACCGGAATGGTGCTTGCCTCGCTGTCAATGTTCTTCACATAGTTGCCATCGAAGTCGGAGGACGGAGACGGTGCGCCCACCACCGGGACTTTGACCGTATCGCCCTTGTCGGCAGAGGTCGGTCCGAAGTTGGTGGAGAAGATGGAGAGCGGCATCAGCTCGGTCATCCACGGCATAAGTGCTGCCTGTGCGATGCGTACGTCCTTAAGGTCTGTGAGTGTATTAGCCATAATGGTAAGTTCTGGGTTAGAGGTTGTTGTAAAGTTCGGCTCGTTCGGCATCGCTCAGGGAACGCAGGAAAGCGGTCTGTGCTGCCGGGTCTTTGATGGCAGCAAAGCGTTCGCTTACCGGGCGCACATCCGGGTCACCCTTGGCGGTGACAGGCTGAGCAGCGGCGGGCTTGCCGTAATACTCCGCAGCCCGCTCTTCGGCACTCTTTGCTTCTGCCTTGAGCTGCTGCACTTCTTCGAGGGCTTTGCGATATGCCCCCTCCACGCTTGCAAGCTGCTCCTTCGTGTGCGTCAGGTTGTCCGACAGCTCTTCGTTGGTTGCCTGTAAGGTGGCGATTTCTGTTTCCAACGCTGCGAGTTTCTCGCTCTGCTCGGTCAGACGCGCGTTGGCTGCATCGAGTTGTTCATCGAGTGTTTCCATATCTGAGGGGGTGATGTCAAAAAGTGAAGAAAAAAATGCACAGAATAGCCCCTAGGAAAAAGAACTATGGTATAATAGATACATGAGCACCTTGTTAGTCCTAACGAGTATGAGGATGGTATCAAGGAGTAATAAGAACGATAAAGAGATAGAAAGGAGAAAGAAATGATAGATTAGCACGAAATAAACGTGATAATTGCAACAACCTCCAAGGAAATAGGAGAAATCACCTCCATGGGTATTGCTGTTTCCTCAAAGTGAGCGATTGCGGTGTCGTTCAATGAGTTTTCCTTGAACGGCACTATAAGATAAAGCACAGGCATCTGTTAGATGATGCTCTCGTGCATCCAAGCCGTAAAACGTCTGCCCCTCCATGTCGGCTTCGCTAATGGAGCGGCGGCGGGTTACGGCTTGTTTGAATCTTCCCCAGGTAGCATTAACCTGCTGCGTGAGGCGGTCGCGTTGTTCTTCCGTCAGGCTGGTGCCATCCATTCCGGTACTCTTGTATTTGCCAGCGGAGAACACTTCCATCTTTAAGCCGCAGCGGTCATAGAGAGCGGAGCTATCTACCACCGGCAGAATGACACCGATTGAGCCCACCGTGGCAGACGGAGCCGCATAGATGACATCTGCTTGGCTGGCGACCCAGTAAGCAGCGGAACAACATTGCCCGGCGGTAAAGGCGTAGACATGCTTGTCCTTGGCTATGGTACGCACCACCAGAGCCAGTTCGGGCGTTCCATTGACTGTACCACCGGGGGAGTCTATATCGAGCAGGATGGTGTGTACTGCCGGATCAGCTGCGGCTTGCAGCAACGCTGAGGCGGTTTCCTCCATGCTGCACAGCCGTACCCCGCAGATGGCAGCAATGGCTTTCTGACGGGGCAATACCTGACGCAGCATCGTTCCATGAATACGAACGGTAGCCAGTCCGTCCCTCAGTTCATAAGGTTGAGCCTTTTCGTCAACAGCGTTACCCTGCGCCGGGGATTGAAAGTTCACGGTGCAGAGTTCGCGGTAGGCTTCCAGCGTTATCAGCCAGGGCTGCATGGGAGCGGTAATCATGGTGTGGTCTGGGTAAAGGATTGATACAGGTCTTGCGGGCTGACTCCGTACTTGGCGGCAATCTCTTTCACAAGGGCCATCTCGCGGGCGCGGGTCTCCAGCTCATGGTGGATGTCGCAGCCAAGTTCGGCAAAGTGGTCGGTCAAGGTTTTCAGCCCCGCCTTTACGTCCTCGCGGTTCTGCTGGGCTTCGCGCCCGGCATCCACCGTGACTCGTCGGGGCGTGACGAAGTCGACCTCAGTCCAGTCCTCTGCGGGTGGCAGTTTGCCCGCCGTGATGGCATGTCCGATGACGAAATGCCAAATCGGGCGAAGCATACGGTCTATAAGCACGGATTGTCTGCGACTGAATCTGCGGTCGGCTTTCGCCACGGTAAGTCTTACTCCGGCACCACCGATTTTGGACGAATCGCTGGCGAACTCATACGGCAACAGCCCTAGCGCACTATCCCTATGCAGAAAATCAAGGAAGCCTTGGAATGTGGGGCTCGGGCGGTTGCTCTGGAAGCTCTCGATAGCTTCGTCCGGCTGAATCTTCACCAGCTTACCGCCAAGGATGGTCTGCAAGAATCCGGGGTCGCTTCCCTGGGGCTGAACCGGGGCATTGAGTTGAAAATCCCGGTCGTCTACATCTGCTCGGGAAGTTTTGAGAACACGAGAGATGTCAGCGTTATCCTTAACGGCATGCTTTTCGAGAGCCAGCAGTTCGGCAACATCCAGCATGTGGTTAATACTGTGCTGAATAGTCGGATATCCCCGCATCTGGGAGATAGACATAGGAGTAAAGAGGTGCAGGACATCGCGGGCTGCAAGGTCGCGATGGTTGCCGTTATCCAACAAAAGACGGTAGGAAAGCGGCTTTCCGAGGTCGTTTACGCGGATGCCATCAATGATGGTGCTTTCGGTAGTGTCTTCTTCGGTGCTGCCGATACGGTGAGTCTCGATAAGCTGAATCTTCGGCACGCCATCCTCCTCGGTTTTCAGGATGAACATCTCGCCATCTACTTCCAGAGCCATACAGGCGAGGTATTGGCAGGTAACAAGGTTGAATCGTCCGGTGATTTCCGCATGTCTTGCCCAACGATTGAAGTAGTCGAGAGCTTGCTTGTTCCATGCGGCATCCTTGCTGGCGGGTTGAGGCATGATTCCGTCTCCGATGGAATACATGGCCATGCTGCCCACAATCTCCTGCAAGAAGCCGGAGTTTTTCACCAGATAGCGGCTCCGGCGTACCAACTCCGAGCGGACACCGGGAGTCAGGTCGAGCGAGGTATCGCGAGGGCCACTTCCGGGGACTTCTGCACGCCGGGGTGAACGGTTGGCTGATTCAAAGACAGAATGCGAACCGAAAAAGATGCGGGCAGCGAGGCGTTGCAGAAAGTTCATACGAGCAAAATCGGGTTAATGGGGTAAACGCCATGCAACATGGCTGAGGGAAGCGGGATGGTCAGATGTGCCGGAAGCCTGTGCCTGTCGCTCGAAGTAACGGAGCGCATAGGTGCATTCTTCCAGCACATCTGCCACGGGCATAGCGAACTGTTTACTCACGGACGTACTGCCATCGTTCCAGCTCATGAGGGTTTTGCCCTCCAGAAGCATCTTCTTGGCGGTCGCCTGTATCTGCTTCACTTCCCCCTCGGTGAAGCCGCGAGTAAACAGTCCTTTAGCACTCATACCTCAAAAGCGTTGCGGGCAGCGGAGCTGCTGCTGTA